TATCTTAGAGTAGGATTTACTGAAAATGGTGTTAATGGCGTTGGAGCAAATTACTATTACAAAGTAAATGGAGGCCAAACGCTAGAATTGGACGCACGAATAAAAGAAATATTTATTAAGCGCGACGACGCGACGGATGCAGATTACAGCTTGTATTGTGAACTTACGAATATAGACGCAGATATGATGCCTATCTTGACTGGATCTTTAAACGGCTCTACTTTCTGGAACGGTATAGGGTGAATATGGGTATTACTAAACAACAATTAAAGTCTATCGTTAAAGAGTGTTTGGTTGAGATTTTGGCTGAAGGTATGGGTTCTTCTACAGGCGCATCGATAAATGAAGCGGCTAGAAAATCGCCGACACACCCGCCCGTTTTATCGACTTCAAACGTGTTACGACAAAATGCATCAAAAATAAAGTTGCAACAAACTTCCGCGATAAAAGAAGCTATCCGCAGAGAAGCCGGTGGCAACGACATAATGGCTTCTATCCTCGCTGACACAGCTGAAAAGACTTTGCCTACTATGTTAGAGAACGATAGATCTCGATTAGCGCCACCAACTGTTGGTGGAGTCGTTGAAAGAGCTGTCGCGTCTCACACTCCTGAAGAATTGTTTGGCGAGGAAGCTGCTTCAAAATGGGCAGACCTCGCTTTTATGGGCACATCCAATAAGTGATGTTTTTTTTGAATTTCTTTTTTATCGAAATATTTAGCAATGTTGCACGGAGAATCAACATGAAATTAACAAGTGAATTACTCAAGAAGATTATTGCAGAAGAAGTCGCTAAATTTGGCGAAATGGGCGATGTCGAAGACGTCGAGGCTGATGAGCTTGATGCCGATGAACTAGGTTCTGACAAGGCTCTCGAAAAGAAGATCGACTACATGAAGGCGCTTAAGATCGAAGAGACTCGTCTTCGTAATCGTCTTAAGAAGATCGTTGAGACTCGAGCAAGAGTTCTTCGTAGCATCTGAAAAAGCGATACGAACATTGAAAGGTGGGCAATATGGGAACACCAGGCAGCGGAAGATATACAACGTACGTACCTGTTAAAAGCGATAAGAACAACAGATTGTCAAAATTGTTCAATAAAGCTAGCACCGCTGGTGACATTTACAACAGCGCCGAAAATAATTCAAAAGCAGCCGACGTCGCCGTCGCGACAGCTAAATCTGTTTTTACAGGTGAAGGTGATAAGGATATGTTCGGTAAAGGAGTCTCACTGTCTTATGGAGAAGCCCCCGACACAGTGGAAGTAAAGTGGAATAAGGCTGGTGATCCAGCGAATCCTTACGCTCCTGACCTGTCTTCACCAGGTCCTGGAAAAACAGACGGCGTCGATAAAGATGTTGACCCAGAGCTTAAGTCTACCGACATCAAACCGAACTTTGATCCGAAGAACCCAAGCACCAACGCCGTCTCGCCCGCCGCGACTTCACCGCGCCTCGGGACGATGTCTTTGGGCGAAAACCTTCAGGGCGGAAAGAGTTCTGTTGAATAATCGTTTTTTGAATAATAGTTAATGAGTATAGAAAGAGGCCGAATGACGTATGTCGAAGCAATTATATGAAGAGGCATTAGCCGACGTAAAAAAACTGAAAGAAATTGCAGAAGACAACGCTAAAAAAGCGTTGATCGAAGCCGTTTCACCTCGTATTAAGGATTTAATCGAGTCAGAGCTTCTTCGTGAGGTTGAAGAAGCTAGTGCTGAGTCAGAAGACGATCTTCTTTTGGACGATGGCCTAGGAATGACTTCTTCGACGGGCATACCGGTTTCTTCTCAAGAAAAAAGCGGTATTCAAGTTGCTGTGTCTCTTCCTGATGAAGAAGGAAAAGTTACTCTTGATCTTGACGCGTTGGCTGCTTCGCCAAATGAATTCGAAGTTGACGATGAGTCTATGGGCGCCTTGGGGTCTGTAGTCGATGGGATGCGTACCACAGCAGCTACTCATATGGAAGCTAGGTTGTTTCAACTTGGCGAGTCCGTAGAAAATCTTTTGGAGTCTGACTCGAAAGTAAAAAAATCGATCAGCTTCCGACAAAAGGTCGAAGGGATGGTCTCTGAGATCGAAAAAACGTATGAATACCTGCAGGGATCTGCGGGCAACTTTCGTAATAAAGAAATTTACGAAGGCAAGTTAGAAAATCTATATAAGAAACTAAACAAGCTCGTGGAGCAGGGAAACATGAAAAACTTGAAATCACTTACTGAAGCAGAAATTGCATTGAAGCTTACGAACGTACCGGATGAGCTCGAGGACGAGCTCGATAACCTCGGCGTCGAATTAGTTGCCGGCGGCGAAGAATCCGATGAAGAAGCCCCTGAAGGTGAAGAGGGTTCTGAAGAAGAACTTGATCTTGATCTTGGGGAAGAAGGCGGTGAAGAAGAAGCCGCTGGTGAAGAAGCAGGAAAGAAAGAAGAGTCTCTTCGTCTTTCTGACAACGTGATCGTTGAGATCGACGAAGGAATGCTACGCCGCGAAATCGCACGCATGCGCTCTCTTCGTGAGTCCGCCGACGACGTTCAGACTTGGGGCCACGGTCCAGGTGAAGTTTCCGATGAATTTGAAGATGAAGACATGGGCGATCCCTTCGTTGACATCGATTTGTCAGAAGCCGATCTTCCTGAAGAGGATGAGGATCAGGTAGACGAGATGGACCAAGTCGACGAGGCGGACTCTGATCAAGTCGACGAGATGGACGAAATGGCTTATGAGATGGATGGACAAATGAAGAGCCAAGCAGTCGACCGTCCAGGTTCTCGTGGACAAGTTGCAGGCCCAGGTGCTGGTTCTTCTAAGCGCGGCCGTTCTCCTGGAACAGACGTCGCTGAAGTTCAGAAGAAAGATGATGAAAAGCATGAAGTAGCATGTGAGGCCGATGGCGAAGAAGATGATGCTGATAAAAAAGAAGTGCAGCATGAGTCTATCCGTGCTCGCCTCACTCGAGAAGTTCGTCTTCAGACTGAAGCCAAAAAGAAGGCGGCTGCAGCCAAAAAGAAGCAAGCAGAAGCTAAAAAGAAGGCTCACGAGAAGCAGCAAGAAGCTCAGCAAAAGATGAAGCAAAAGATGCTGCAAGAAGCCCAAAAGGCTAAGCAAGAAGCTCAAAAGCAGGCTAAGCATGCCAAGAAGATGGCTGAAGCATATGCTTATTACGCAAACATTTTCAACGAGTCGGTGCGACGCACCGCCAAGTTGCAGTCGGTTCTCGCAGAGAGACGCAATGAAGACCGCCGCAATGGCGCTTCCACAAGGTCGACGGAAGAGACCTCAACACTCCGTAAGAAGTTGGCAGAAACGAATCTGTTCAACACCAAACTTCTGTACAGCAACAAGCTTCTTCAGAATGAGTCGCTCACGAAGCGCCAAAAGGCCGAAATCATTGAGCGCCTCGATGAAGCTGCTAGCGAAAGAGAAGTTAAGCTTGTGTACGAAAGCCTCGTTAAGGCGCTCGGCGGCAACTCTCGTCCAATGACAGAGGGCGCTCAACGTCAAGTCCTCGGTTCTTCTTCACAAGCGACTCGTTCGGCATCTTCGGTCATCAGCGAAAGCTATGAAGCCGATCGTTGGGCGAAGTTAGCAGGTATCAAGTGATTCGTTAACCAACACAGATTTATTAGGAGAAAAAAATGAAGCATTTTACGTTAGATCAATTAGCTCAAGGCATCAAGGACAAGCATGTCGGTGCCGAGCGCGCCCGTTTGACAGAAAAGTGGAGCCGCACAGGTCTCCTCCGCGGTCTCGATGGCACACGTCGTGAGATGATGTCGCAGCTCCTCGAGAACCAGGCAGCACAGGTCCTCAAGGAGAGCAACGCTCTCTCGACCGGCGGCGGCAGTCTCGTTGGTTCAGGCCAAATCCAAGGCTTCTCCAACATCGCCTTCCCGATCGTTCGCCGCGTGTTCGGTGGCCTCGTCGCCAACGAGCTCGTCTCCATCCAACCAATGAGCCTTCCCTCAGGTCTAATCTTCTATCTTGATTATACCTACGGCTCAGACGTCGGTAAGCCACTGGGCGAAACCGGTGAGGTCTACTCTCGTGGTACATCTCTCTACAACAACCCAGCTGGTAAGGGAGTTCGTTCCGGCTCTCTCGCGACAGGTGGTATGTACGACCTCGTCGGTACTGGTTACTCTCGCGTCACCGGTTCAATGTCTGCGCTAAACTTCGCCGCAGGGACAGTGTACTCTGGTTCTTATAAGGGCGCCGACGCACTTACTTGGACCGACGGTGGTATCGTCGCAGCAGCAAGCGACTTCTCGGGATCCAATGCTCGTTGGTTGGACTTCGACGGTCAAGTTGAAACGGCCTTGTCACAAGGTGACCTCGACTTGTTCTTTGTTTACGTTCCTACATCTGCAATCACAGCTGTAATACCAGCTGCGGATCTTCTTGCAGTTGAACAAATCGCAATGTTCAGCGGCTATGGAGCCAATGCAACCGCATGGGGCGAGACATACCAAGGTGGACAAGGAGTTCTTAACCTTCGTCGCCTCAACAAGCGTGGTAACTTCGCCCCCGCCTCGGGCTTCTCTCCAGATGCATTGAATGGTACACACGTTCAAATGGTTCTTAAGGGCGCAAACGGCCTCAGCGCACTAACATCAGGAAACGGTGCACTCTCTTGTGCTGTCGCTTCAAGCCTCTCGGTTGATTCGGCATCCGGCGCGACCGTGACCGTTCCGTCCTTCGAGTCTGACTTCGGAGCGACACCGGCACCGGCGATCCCAGAGATCGACATCAAGATCGAGTCCATCGCGATCACAGCAGAGACTCGCAAGCTCCGCGCCAAGTGGTCACCGGAACTCGCACAAGACCTCAACGCGTACCACTCAATGGACGCCGAGGTCGAGCTCACCTCGATCCTCTCCGAGCAGATTGCTCTAGAGATCGACCGCGAGATCCTCAACGACCTTGTGACACAAGCCAACGGCGCCAACTACTACTGGTCGCGCGCTCCAGGCAAGTTCGTTAACAAGACAACCGGTGCCGCAGTCACGTTAGCTTCGTCCCTCTCTATCGGTCCGGCCTTCACCGGTACGGTCCGCGAGTGGTACGAAACGCTCATCGAGACCGTCATCGACGTCGCCAACACCATCCATCGTAAGACCCTCCGTGGCTCTGCAAACTTCCTCGTTTGCGGTCCGGACGTCGCCACCATCCTCGAGGCCTCCGTGCTCTACAAGCCGAAGTTCTCCATGGACGGCGAAGGACAGGTTGGCTCACCGTTCACTGTCGGCGCCGAGGCAATCGGTACTCTCAGCAACCGCTTCACAGTCTACAAGGATCCTTACTTCGTCAGAAACAAGATCCTCGTCGGCTACAAGGGTGGCAGCTACCTCGAGACCGGCTACGTCTACGCTCCGTACGTGCCACTCATCGTGACACCAACCATCTTTGCACCGGAAGATTTCACACCTCGTAAGGGCGTGATGACTCGCTACGGCAAGAAGATGGTCCGCACCGATTTCTACGGCACGGTGACGTGCTTGGACATGAACATCATCTGATAGTCGGAAACGACCATCTTTGATAGGAAAGGCCTTCGAAAGAGGGCCTTTCTTGTTTTTATAATCTTAATTTTTTACAAAACGCATGTTACCATGTATATTTAGATCATGATCACATGCAAAGAATGCGGACATGAATGTTCGGCACAGAATGCTTTAGGATACCACTTACGCTCTCACGGTTTGACGTACCCTGATTACGTAGTCAAACATGAATATGATGGTACTTGGCCACACTGCACCTGCGGGACAAAGCTTCCTTACAAAAAAGGAGGCTTTTCTCGTTTCTGTTCCAAGTCCTGTGCAGCTAGCGGGACCAACAATCCTATGTCAG